GTTTTCAGATACACCAGTTTTATCTAATTTGATTGAGCCAGCGAGAAGTCGTGATTCAGGAAATACATTATTTTCAAAAGAGTTTCCTGGTGGAATGCTTCTTTTAACAGGAGCTAATAGCGCAACAGGATTAAGGTCTACTCCTTGTCGCTACATTTTCTGTGACGAAGTAGATTCTTTTCCTAGTGATGTAGACAATGAAGGAGATCCAGTTGAACTTGCCTGCAAACGTGCAACGACTTATGCCAGGAAAAAGATCTTATTAACTTCTACTCCTACTGTTAGGGATTTTTCAAGAATAGAAAAAGAATTTCTTAGGTCAGATCAAAGGTATTACTACATTGAATGTCCATCGTGCGGTGAGTATGACCATTGGAAATGGCCCCAGTTGAAGTGGGAGAAGGATCAACCAGATACAGCAATGTATGAATGTGAGAAATGTAAAGAACGTATTCCTGAAACTTATAAATCGACGTTGTTAAGAAAAGGAGAGTGGAGAGCTACTGCTCCTGGTGATGGGAAAATAGCTGGTTTCCATTTGAATGGTTTATACAGTCCACTGGGTTGGTTCTCATGGGCAGAGATGGCAGAAGAATGGATGAGATGTAAAGGAGATGCACCAGCGTTAAAAACTTTTGTTAACACTAGGCTTTCAGAAACATGGGCAGAAGATTACGTGAGTGCTGTATCTGCTCAGGGCTTAATGGAGAGAGTAGAACTTTATAAACCTGGTGTTGTACCAAATCAAGTAAAAATATTAACGATGGGTGTGGACGTACAAGGTGGTGGTGGAACACAAGGGCAGAGATTGAGTTACAGCATCTTTGGTTGGAGTGATGGAGAAGAAGGATGGTTAATTGAATATGGTTCATTAGCTGGTGATCCCCATCAACCAGACGTATGGAACGCATTAGATGTCCTTGTTAATGGTGAATGGCCTAGAGAAGACGGTAAGACAATGAAAATATCTACAACAGCGATTGACTCAGGTGGTTTAGCAACAATGTCTGTTTACCAGTACTGTCGATCTCGTATTAATGCAGGTGTAATAGCAATTAAAGGTGCAAGTACAAAAGGAAATCCACCAATTAGCAAAGGTAAACGAATAGACATCAACACAAAAGGAAAGTCTTTAATGGGTTCAGTGATCCTTTACATGATTGGAACAGATACATGTAAAGATGCACTAATGGGCAGATTGAGGCATAATAAACTTATAGAAAACGAGTCCAGTCCTGGGTATTTACATTTTCATAGCGAGACAGACGAGGATTACTTCAAAGAAATAACAGCAGAACGTCAAATATTAAAAACAAATCGAAGTGGATTTAATACACCGACTTGGGTTAAGAAGCCAGGAACCCCATGTGAACGCTTAGATGAGCTTATTTATGCTTATGCAGGGCTTAATTTGCTCTATCAACGCTATCCAAGGGCTAAAATCTGGCAAATATTCGCTAAAAATCTCTTAAATAACGATAATAATTCGGCTAAAAGTAGACTAAACTCTAAAAGAAGTCGTGATTCTGCTGATTATGTCAACAACTGGTAGAGGTATCAGATGAATATTCCGTCAAAGATTCGAGCTGGTGCGACGATCAAATGGAGGGATGACAGCTCTGTTGATCCCTTTGGTGATGCTATTCAGTCTACAGATGGATGGTCATTAGTCTATTACTTAAGAACTAATACTGCTTCTGAAGGTCATACAACGACCGGAACAACTTATGGCACTGGATGGGAATTTACGGTTAGTGCTACTGCATCTGCAAATTTCGATGCTGGTGACTGGTATTTCACTGCTGAGTTTTCTAAGGGTGCTGACAAGTACACAAGGTCTGGACAATTTGAAGTTTTACCTTCTCTTGTTTATACGGGTACACCAGGAGCATTCGATGGGCGGTCTCAAGCTGTTAAAGACCTAGAAGATGTAGACGCTGCAATAAGAGCAATCGCTACTGGTAGATCAAAAGAGTACACAATTGGAGATCGTACATTTAAGAGTTTGGATTTAAGTGAATTAAGAATGTGGCGAGGTGATTTAAAAGCAATTATCGGTAGAGAAGAAAAGGCAGAGAAGATAGCAAATGGTTTAGGCAATCCACACTCAATGTATGTGAGGTTTAACTGATGGGTATTCGTACAGCATGGCGTGAACTTTGGCGTTCTAATCCTGAAGTCATTCCACCTCGCAGACAAAAACGAGCTTATGGAGGAGCAGAAGTCAGCCGCTTAACTGCTGGTTGGACAACTTCTGTTTCTAGTGCTGATACTGAAATTAAAGGTGGTATCAAAAAGCTACGTTCCAGGTCTCGTCAATTAGTAAGAGATTCAGACTATGCAAAAAACGCTATCCGTTGCATTGTCGATAATGTCGCTGGTACTGGTGTTAGATGTCAGGTTCAGGTAAGGAAGCAAAGAGGTGGAAAGTTAGATCAGCGTATTAATGATGAAATTGAAAATGCCTGGAAAAGATGGGGTCGCAAAGATTCATGTCATACAGCAGGGAAACTTTGTTGGGATGACATCACTAGAACAGCCGTTTCATCAATGGTTGAAGGTGGTGAATGTCTAATCCGCATTGTTCGTGGACAAAAGTTTGGTCGTAGCACAATTCCCTTCGCTTTAGAAGTCCTTGAAAGTGACATGCTTGACGAGGATTACACAGGCAAGAGTAGTAAAAAGGGTTGGCAGTGGAGAATGGGCGTTGAGGTTGATACTTGGGGCCGACCTCAAAATTATGCTTTCTTTACTAGGCATCCAGGCGACACGTTATTTGTAAATCAACCAGTAGAAGAAAAGAGTCATACTATTGTTTCTGCTAAAGACGTAATTCATTTATATAAAGTTGAACGTCCTGGTCAAACCAGGGGTGTGCCTTGGATGAGTTCAGGTCTTCAAAGGTTGCATCATTTGGATGGCATGGAAAAAGCTGAATTAGTTCGGAGTCGAGTTAGCAGTGCGTTAATGGCATGGATTCAAACTCCAGAAGGTGAACTTTCTGGTGATGATGTAATTGACGATGAGCGTGTGTATGACATGGCTCCTGGTGCTGTTCGTATGCTCGGCCCAGGTGAGACGATTCAAGTCCCAGACTTACATGCTCCTAATGGTCAATTTGAGCCATTTGTTCGTGCAATGTTAAGGGCTTTAGCTAGTGGTATTGGTTGTTCTTATGAAGCAATTTCTAGGGATTACAGCCAAACAAATTACTCATCTTCAAGATTAAGTTTGTTACAAGACCAACAAGCGTTTAAAGCAATTCAATATCAGTTAAAAGAAAACTTACTTCAGATTGTTTTTGATGAATGGTTAGAAGTAGCTGTTCTAAGTGGAACTTTATCTTTGCCTACATATCAAGCAGAACCAGATCGCTTTAGACAAGTGAGATGGCTATTCCCTGGTTGGCAATGGGTTGATCCCATCAAAGAAGTTCAAAGTGCCCAGTTAGCTGTTAAATGTGGTTTTAAAACTCAAGCTCAGGTCGTTGCTGAAATGGGTGGTGACTTAGAAGAGTTACTTATGGCTCGTAAAAATGAAGTAGAAATGGCAGAAAGTTTAGGACTTTCTTTCGATATTGAGTCAGAAAATGTTACGGATACCCAAACATCTACTAAAGTGAGTGAAACAAATTCACAAGTAGACGATGGAGAACAAACGTGATGTAGAAGAAAACATTTTGAGGCGATCTCAATCTGTTGAATTTGAGACTACTAATACAGAGGAAGAAAGAAAACTTTCTTTCCCTTTCAGTAGTGAATTTGGTGTGATGCGTTACTTCGGCAATGAAGTGCTAGAGCATACCGAAAGAAGTGTTGATTTAAGTCGATTACAAAATGAAGCACCATTACTCTGGAACCATGATCCAGACAAGGTTTTAGGTGTTGTTCGTGGTGCGAAAATCGGTAAAGATAAGAGAGCTTACGCTGATGTTGAATTTAGTAGAAACGAATTTGCATCTCAAGTTTGGGATGACATAGAAAGAGGAATATTGAGAAACGTCTCAGTTGGGTATCAAATAAATGAGCTAGAACAACGAGGCGATGACTTTGTAGCTACCTCATGGATGCCTTATGAAGTCAGTATTGTTTC